ATGGCTCGCAGATTTGGCAAGATCGTGACCAAACCGAACAAGCTCATGCCGAAGTGGCTCGAGGCCTCTTACCTTACCCCACGTGGTGCTTTCGACAAATGGCCCGGGCTGTCGGAGCGACAGACCAGGACCTTCCCGCTCGGTGCGGAGGATGACGCCGCGGCATGGCTGAACGGTCAGAAGAAGCTCATCGACGCCAATGTCTGGCAGCCGCCGGTCATCGTGAAGCATACCGAGAAGACCGCGCGACTGACCATGGGGGAGTATTTCCCCAATTGGCTGGAGAACAGGCGATACAAGGGGCGACCTTTGAAGGCGGGGTCCAAATATCATCTGCGCAAGGACGGGGAGAACCATATCCTCCCGTACTTTGGCAACACCCGGCTCATCGACATCACACAGGACGACATCGACAAGTGGCTGGACACGCTTCCCGAGGACCAACAGGCCATGCGTACCAACGCACTCAAGGTGCTCAAGGCGATCCTGAAGACGGCGAGCAAGCCCGGCGCACATGGTGAACCGGCCATCATCCCGCAGTACCCGTGCACGAGATCCCTTCCCAAGCCGCAGCGCAAGAGCGAAACCATACCTGCCACACCCGAGCAGGTGAAGGTCATCTACGACGCGATGCCAGACCGTTATGCGATGGCAGTATACCTTGCGGTGTTTGGTGACGGGCTGCGTATCGGGGAGGTGTGTGCGCTCCAGCGGCGTGATATCGACCTCGGCAGCCGCACTATGCATATTCGTAGAGGTCGGGTCACTATGGATAAGACCAAGCTGATCGATACTCCCAAGACTGAGCACAGCATCAGGGACGAGCGGATACCCTCGCAGCTGGTGCCGCTGCTGCGCACGTTCCTGGACAACGACGTCGAGGGAATGCAGGATGCATGGCTGTTTCCCGCCAAGACGGATAGCAGCAGACCCGTTCACCCCAACACCCTGCGGGGCGACTATGAGATCGCCAGGGTGAAGGCTGGACGGCCGGACCTCAGATTCCACGACCTGCGTCACACGGGCCTGACATGGATGGCAGAGGACGGGGCCACCGTGCGCGAGCTCATGGACGCCGCCGGACATTCCGATGTGGAGACCGCGATGAGATACCAGCATTCAGTCAGCGAGCGCCGGGATGTGTTGGCGGATCGTCTGGGTGCGCGGTTGTTGCCGGATGACACAGTGGAGATCGTGGGGGAGCGGATCAGGCAGTTGGATGCGCGGATAGCCGAGTTGGAGGAGTTGAAGGCTGCGGAGGAGAAGAAGCTTGATGGGTTGCGTGGTGTCGGAGGTAACGGTTCGGGCGCTTCGCAGAAGTAGTGATAAATAATGCTTATGATGCCGGGACTTTCATAGTTGGATATCGTTTTTATTCAATATTGACTGATACCTTCAGGAATGGCTGTTTTTTCTCCGGTAGTCGAATAATGCGGGGGTATTGACATGGAATCCAGAGTTGCCCGGCCGTCCTTGATGGTAATCGGTATGTTTCTAGTGGAAGTGTTTAGTACCAATGCTTGAGAGTCTATGCATGAATACCTACTACATCTATTACCACATATAAGGTGTGTTGGAATGGTCGATATTCCTATGTTGCGCGTGCGCCTGTGGCAAGCGTGGATGTGGTGGTTGAGCGGCTCGGTGTAACTGATCGCTAGATAGATTAGTAGGGACTGTAAGGGGAGCAGGTCCAGAGCGCAGATCTATTGCCTAGTTGAGGATGGATCTGTTACTTTACAATCGGCCAGTGAACACAGGAAACCTTCGAGACCGGGTGGCTTATACGGACCGTGGGGGCAAGAGGATGGCAAAAATAATGAGAATCAATAAAATGCCGTCAGTCTACCTGAGTAGAGTGACGGCAATCATAATCAAATGTTATATCGAGGTTGATTTTACCAAGACTTTGGGTATGACATGATAGTTCTCCTTTTACTTCCATTAGGATGGTATCAATTTTCCCCTGTGTTGTCTAGTCCACGTCTCGCGGCGGATTGTTCTTTGCCTGTCTGAGAGTATGCAACAATTTTTCAAGACTTGGGCGAACCTCCTCCAGAAGAGGCCACGTGAAAATCGCATCTTCAGTAATCTTCCTATCAAGCAGTAGCCGAAGGAAGAAGTGCTGCGATTCTTTGGAGTTCTCCAGCAGTGCAAACTTCGCCATTTTAAACATATCGTCTTTTTCGCTGGTTGAGAAATGCTCTACCTCAGTGCGCCAAGCCAAATCCCCGTCCTTTTTTCTCGCCACCCAATCGTTGACAAGTATAACCAGCGTAGCGTACTCATCTTCGGGATCTAGACCCTTTGCATAGGGACCGTATAACACACTTGCACGGTATCTTTTTGAAAGATTGAGCTCATAGGTTACCTGTCCTAATTCTTTTTCCCAGTCAGCGCGTCTCGTTGTCTCGAGTTTTCTGCTCAGTTCTGAAGAGACGATGGCGGCTGCGGCAACTGCATAATCGAGGAAGTTGACAATATAATCGCCCGTTAGTTGCAAAACGTCGCCTTTCGTCATATCCGTTTCCTGGGAAGGGACGCAACACTGTAAGTATCTCTTGTTGACCTTACCATTGTTATGCACGTATGCGTTTCTTCTGCCTATGGCCTCCTTGATTGTTGGCGTAAGTAATTTGAGGGCTTCAATATTAATCCCGGCATGGTCTTTAAGCTCTTTGATCCACGATTCATAGGGACCATACATCAGATCAGAGATTCTCTTCTCAGCTAGGACGGAAATCACAGTTTCCGTATCTTCAGCTTCCAAAACCTCCTTCAAAGTTATTGTTTTGTCACTCAGAATTTCAGGATGCATCATGAAACGTTTCCGAAATATCTCCGCGAAGAAAAACTCGAAATCTGCCACAGCGGTGGACAAAAGCGAGGAAAGAAGAACATTTGCCGGTATCTCCAACTCTTTGAGGCGAATAGCCTCTTCCAGATAGACATCAAGGCTTTCGGAATCAGAAAGACTCTTGAATATTCGTTGCAGGCGTGCTGTTATCTTTCCCACATCCTTCTCTTCGGATTGATCCTGCCTTTTTATCAGGTCAACGACGTTCCAAATGGATCGACATCGGGACTTTGTAACTTTCGTACCAAAGCGACTTCTCATTGAACGAGTATAGATATCTAACAAATCCATTGGCTGAGCTGCGTATTCAACCAAGTTAAAAACGAGCTTCTGTTTGTTCATATACGAACGGAATATGGATTGCTGAGAAGTTGAAAAGAAGATCGGAACATTCTCGCCGGACTTTGTCATTAGCCACCCCAACTGATTAAAAGTACTTATGCTGATATTGTACTGCTCGTAATACAATCTGGGATCAAGCCTATTTATACTGCATGAAAGCAGAAAACGGCCCCATCTCCCCGTAGGAGATGGGGCCGTTGCGAGTAGTTCTCTGATGCTGGATTTATCTATTTGCTGGTGATTTGTCTTATGCTGCTGTCGTTGGCAGGTTCGGGGATAGATGTATTTCCTACCGAAAGTAGATCTGATTACGATGGCGGCAGACGCGCCCAATCACCTTAAAGAAGTGCACGGAACTATTGAGGAGTCCTCTAGCGTCGTTCCCAGAGTGTTATCTGGTGTTTCGGTTCGCCAAACAATGCCTTGATAACGAACAATCCCAGATATTCGTATCCGGTGTCGGGGGCTCTTCTGACGAACGTGTGGCGTAGGAAGCCGATGTCACCATAGCTTCTGGAACCCTCCCACTGTTCGAGGATATATCGTCCGCCATTGGGTATCGTGGACACATAGTCCCACCTGTCGGAACTCTCCGTGAAAAACACGACGCGCGTCCGATCGTCCTTCTCCTGTTCTCTGAGCGTGTACGCGGCGTTGCCCAACTTCGCCTCATCGGATGTGACGACACCCATGCGTCTCAACCCGTCAGCCTGCGTTCGCGCCTTGAACCCTATCGGCGGGATGCTGATGCGATCGACGATCCAATCCCTCTGCATACGATCCTCCTTGAAAAAGAACACATTGTTGTGACTACTATCACATAGTCTACTCACCGTTTGTCCCCACACAACGCGGCTAGCAAACGCGAAAATCGCCCCCACCTCCCGTAGGAGATGAGGGCGACACGGGTGATTGCGGAATTCGTGGACTTACTTATTTGCTGGTGATTTGTTTGACGCTGTCGCCATCGCTGACTTCGGGGATGCCAGAGACGCTGGTGAGCAGGCTGATGACGCCGGCCAACGCGGCGGCCCCGGCTACCATGATCCAGTCGACGCCGCCTATGGTGACGGCGCTCACGGGGATGATGGCGATCGCGGACTGGGCCGCGGTCTTCAACGCTCGTATGCCGGCGGCCTTGGCCCAGTCGGCGAGTTTCCTCGTGGTGTTCCCCTCCGCCGCGCTGGCCGAGGCGTTGTAGGTGTTGTATTCGGACTGGTCCTGTGCGTCCGGTTTTGTTTCCGTCATGGTTGCTCCTTAGAAGGTGTTGGTGTTGAGTCTGGTCTGCAGGGCGCGCACGGTGGCGGGGCCGAAACTCGCGTCCTGGGTTACGCCGAGATGCGCCTGGATGGCACGGATTGTTGCGGGGCCCATGAGGCCGTCGGCGGTGATGCCGAGTCGGCGTTGCACGGCGCGGATCAGGTCGCTGCCGCTCGGGCCATAGGCGACGGCGTACAGGTTGGGCCGGTTGCCGCCGTTTCTGAGCTGGCCGCTGATCACCCCGTCCGCCGTGGTGCCCATGACCTGCTGCCAACGGCGTACCGTGGCAGGTCCACAATCCCCGTCAACCGCGAGTTTGTTCGACGCCGCCGGTGTTGATGCGGGTGTTGTGCCGCCGGTGTATCTGAGGTAGCAGTTCCAGGGGAAGTCGTAGTAGGCGCGGATGTTGGTTTCCTGTCCGGTCTGGTCGCCTGCCTGCCCGTTCGCCGTGCGGGTTTCGGAGTAGCTGGCCTGTGCGAGCTGCCCGCCGCCGAGATACACCGCCACATGGTCGGCGTCGTTGAGCAGGATGTCGCCCGCCTGCGGGTTCCCGTCGTTCGCGACGCGGCTCCAGCCCCGGGCGGTGAGCTGGGCGCTCATGTTGCCCGTGTACGTGGCCGAGCCGGTGTCGAACCCGGCCTCCCGCAGGCACCAGATGACCAGGCTGGAGCAGTCGCAGTTCCCGCCCGGTCTGATGTTCCACCGGTCGTTCTGGTTGTAGCCCAGGCTCACCGTCTGGCACCAGTAGCGCATCCGGTTGATGAGCGTGTTGAGATTGCCCATGATCAGTCCTCCTTCGCTTCCTCGAGTGCGGCGAGCGAGTCCTGTTCGCTGACCGGCGTGATGTCGGGCGGCATGGATTCGCCCTGCGGCTGTGTGATCGGTTCGGCCATGATGGTCTCCTTATGGTTGGTTGTTTTGGGGTATCAAAAAGGCCGCTCATGATGAGCGGCCTTGGATTGGGTGAGGATGGCTAGGGTCGGTCGTGGGTGTAGTCCCAGTCGTCGTCGTGCACGCGGCGCGCGTAGTTCTCCTCGAGCTGCGTCAACCGGATGTGACCGACCCCGTTGCCGCCGATTCTGCTGTATTCGCGGCCCGACTGGATGGCGCTCTCATGGCTGTTCTGGTCGAACGGGTGCGCGAAGAGGCATTGGCGCAGCACGATCAGTTTCAGGTCATGTATCTGTCCGACGAGCTGTTGCTCCTGCCGGTCGAGGACGTCGAAGTGCCGGTCGCCTTTCTCCAGCTGCCTTGCAAATACCTCGAGGTCGGCTTTGGTGACCGTGCCACGGCGTTTGGCCAGGTGCTGGGTGGCCCAGCCGGCGAGGCTGCTGAGCGCTCCGCTCATGATGATGGCGGTGACGATGGCGACGATGGAATCCTCGGACATAAGTCTCCTTGGTGAATACGCCGGTGCGAAACGGGTATAGTCGGGATTATGGAAGCAGCTATTCAGCAACAGGAATTGCCGGACGAACACGATGACGATGAACCCGTGGAGTCGGCGAGGACGACGATGCCGGAGGATACCGTGGACCCCGATGGGACAGCGGACTCCCAGAGCGATAAGACCGCGGGACACAGGGACAAGACGAGGCCGGAATCGCGGCATGGCAAACCCGGAGAATTTCGGAAGATCATGATCATACTGTTGATCATCGTTGTCGTGATACTGGGGATCGGTGCGATAGTGGGGTATGCCGCCGGTTTCTTCGGATTCGCGGTCGATCCAAATAACGTGCTGGCCGCCATCGCCGCCGGGATGGTGCTGCTGACGTCGATCGCTCATTTCCTTTCCTCGGGCGGGCGGCACGTGGACGATTCGACCGTCAGAGTCCTGGACCTGGCGGGATCGTGCCTGACCGCGTTGGCGCTCGTCCTCATAGCGGCGAAGCCGTGAGCCGGGACCGGGTTCATGCGCATGCTCCTCGTTGGGTGCGGTCGTCTGTCCAGATGCCATGACCGCTGAGTAATACGTAGCGTCAGTCTGCGGCGTAGATGGCCCGTAGCGTGGTAGCGCCGAGCGCCTGCCGGTAGCGGTCGCCTGGCTGGTAGGACCGTCCTGTTCCCTCCGCGCTGGTGTTCCACTCCACGAATCTTTTCGCTTGGGGGGGGGATGGGAGGCTGTTGGATGAGCGTGTCGAGCAGGGGCTTGTTCTCGTCGAGGCTTTTGGCGGCCCATTCCCTGCCAGGCATGACGCCGGTGCCGGGGTCGTAGGAGATCCTGTAGATGCCGCCCTCGCTGGGGCGTTGGTACAGGCGCACGTAGTCGACGAGGTTCACGCCCGCTTCGCCGTCGTGGTTGCCGTTGATGATCAGGAAGCCCGGGTCACGGAACATCTCGAGCCGGGCGCGGTAGTTCCCTTGCGGGTTGAAATCGGCGATGTCGTACAGGCTGTACGCACCGACAGTGATGCCGTCGACCTTGAATTCCATGCTCCAGGGCGTCCACAGGAACCCGTATACGGCCCACTGATCCAGTCCACGCGTCGTGGCGGGGAATCCCCAGGGCGCTGCCGCGTGCCCGTTGGTGTCCCAACCCTCGTTGTACCACTTGTGCAGCCCGGGGTGCCAGGTGCCGTGCAACGTTGGGTCCGTGCTCCAGTTCATCGTCTCGAATATGTCGACCTCGCCCATGGCCGCCAGGCATCGGCGGTCGATGGTGCGCGACCGGGAGCGCATCCACAGGCTCGGTCTGCCGGTCGAGCACCAGTTGGCGCGGAATTCCAGGTAGCCGTACAGGAAGTCGAGTTTGCCCCACTGCGTGGTCAGGGCCGGCGGGTTCCTGACAGCGCCTGCGGCATCGAGGTAGGATTCCAGGCGCAGCACGCCGTCCTGCACGCTCAGGCCGGGCTGGGCGACGTCGAAGTCTATTGGCCCAGCCCCATCTGCCGTCTGCGCGATGTGCCCCCAGTTCCACAGGCTCCAGTTCGACCGGTCCAGCGAGTCGAACTCGTCGCCCCATACCTGCTTGTACCCGGCCGGCACATAACTGCTCTGCGCGGGCCATGTCATGAGATCACCCGGTTTCCCGCGTATACGGCGCTCAGGTACGCCCACTCGCTGCGCGAGACGGCCGTGGTGGCGTTCTTGCTGTCGACGTTCACGACCTTCATGCCCACGCTGGCCGAGCTGGCGAAATACAACGGGATATTGCTCAGGGACAGGCTCGCCTTGCTGTTGGCGGTACCGATCAGCGCCCCCACCCAGATGACGGTACCGGCGTTATCGTCGACGATCTGGAGCATCAGCGCCCCCCACCCCGTATTCAGGGCGATGCGGGCGCTTATCAGATACAGGCCGGGCGCGGTCAGCAGCAGATTGCCTCTGCCATCCAAAGCGTAGTTCGCGCTCGACGCGGCCACGCTGCCCGCCTTCATGTCATGGCGAGCGGCTGCCGGAATCGTGTATGATTCGGCGTCCTCGTAGGTGATGGCACCGGCTGATATTGGCGTGGCGTCGCCCAGCAGCACGAACCGGCCGTCCAGCATGCGGCCCGTGCTGCTCTTCGGATCCAGGATCAGCCCGGAGAGCGCCTGATCGGCCTTCGCGCCGCCTTCCGCCGCGTATCCCTCGGCGAGATCGCGTGCTGATTCAGCGCCCGTTTGCGCAGCCCGGGCATCATCGCGCGCCTCCCGAGCAGATGGTGTCACATCCCCGATGGGACCCGGGATGGCGACGGTGCGTTTGTCGATGATCTGATCCACATTCATGGTTGTTCTCCTTGTGGTGGTTATGCGAGGTGCCAGTAACCGGAGCCGAGCAGGTCCGTGACGCCGCCCCTGGACGCGGTCATGCGCCAGGTGCCCGAGACCCGCGACGCCCAGAGGGGATCCGCGAACGCCTCGGGCGGGATGTACACGGCGGCGACGCCGTCCACGCCGTGCGCGTCGCAGAGCCGCGCGTACGCGGGTGTCGGCGCGCCCGCCGTGTACATCACGAACCTGCACTCGTGGTCGGTCAGGTCCATGGGTTGGAACCCGCCGCCCTGGTCACACTGCCAGGTGACGGCAAGCCGGTTCGTGATCCCGCGTTGCAGAAGGATGTCGCCCCTGCCGGCGTTCTCCGCGATCGTTCCGCTCATGTTTCCTCCTATACGCCTTGGTGGTCGAGGGCGTCGAGCCGTCGGAACACCGTGTCGAAGTTGAGTTTGACGGTCACGAGGACCTTGTTCTGCAGGTCGTCGATGTACGCCTGCTGCGACTGCAGCTGCCGGGTGATGCCCTGCAGCGTCTGGACGGTGTCGCCCTGGTTGCCGACGATGCCGGACAGCTGGGAGACGATGGACGACAGCTGGCCTTGCTGCGTGCCGAGCTGGTCCTGGGCCGTCTTGAGCTGCCGCTGCTGGTCGGACAACGTGTCCTGCTGCGCCTTCAGCAGGTCCTGCGCGGCCTTGAGCTGCCGCTGCTGCTCGGCCAGCTGCTTGGTGAGCTCGTCGAGCTTGCGGGTGATCTGGCCGATCTCCGTGCCCGTGGGCCGGTTCGCCTCGGCCTTCTCCCGATCCTGCGCCTCCTGCACCCGCTGGGACGCGAGGATCTGGTCCACGGTGCCGGGCTGGTAGCGGCGTTCCGGCGTCCAGTCGTCATCGGCGGGAGGGATCGGGGTGTCGACGGTTGGAATCGTTCCCTTGTCATCCGCGGGCACCTCGACCACTGCGCCACCGTCCGTCGTGTTCTCATCCATGGCCGACATGGCGGACAGCAGCATCGGCGCGATCGCCACACCGGCATCGGAGGGCTCCGTGGCGGCCGCGTCGGCGACCTCGATGGCCAGTTCCGCGATCTGCCTGGCCTGTGAGCGCACGTGTCTGCTCATTGCGTTGAGTGTGACGTGGAGTGGTTTCAGGTTCTTGTTCATGCGCGTTCCCTTGCCTGTACGGTGCGCCAGTCGGAGCCGCTGGATCCGCTGACGTCGGTGATCTTGAGGTGCAGGAGCCGGCGTCCGAGGTAGTCGTCCTCGACGCGCAGGTCGAGGTGGTCGCCCACGTGCGGGTCGTATTCCTCGCCGAGGAGGATTTCATATGTTTCGCTGGGCCATGCGCCGAGTGCGGCCTGGGTGCGCGCGTAGGTGCGCAGCGTGTCCAGTTCGCTCACGGTGGTGTGCTGCGTGTTCGTGGATTGCATGAACGGCATCGACGTGTCCCGGTATTGCGTGGGCAGGGTGGCGCGGGTCATGACGGTCTTGTCATCGTTCTTGCCGCCCGCGGCCCACACCTGCGTCGTCAGCGGCGAACCGTCCTCATCCGAGGCGGAGAGCATGGCGCGCACGCCGGGAAGCGTCGCGTTGACGATGAGGTCGTGGTCGACGAGCTCCGGCGCGGACTCCAGCAAAAACGAGAGCCGTCCGTTGTAATCAATGGATGGGGTGAAGCGGTATTCCTGCGCCTGGTCGAGGTTGGCGAGGTCTCTTATCCGGTCCGCGCAGGTGGCCAGGTCCCAGCCGCCGTACGTGCGGGTGAACGAGCCGCCCTCCAACGGGGGCAGAGTGAACGGCAGGAGCCCCCATTTGAGGGTCTCCGCGATGATGCCGCGCGCGATGTCGCGATACGAGCCGGTCAGCGTCAGCGCCCAGTCTCCTGCGGGGTGATCCTCGTCCACCAGCACGTCACCCTCACGGAACGACGAGTCAAGCCCATGGTTGAGCACGAGACGCTTGCCAAGCAGCGTCCACCCGCCCCCGCACGTGAACGAGAGCCTGCGGTTTCTCGCGTCCCACTTGCGTGATGTCACCGGGCCCGCGTGGATCACCCGCTGGCCGCGCTGGACCGCGAGGATCACCCGCCACGGGCGCATCGCGTCATGCAATGACATGCCGTTGACCGTGAGTCGTTTCGCCATCGAGCTGAATACGACGTCCACGGACAATTGGCCGGGCTCGTTGATGGAGTCCGACCAGGAGCAGCCCGTGTACGGCAGGCGCGTCAGGTGTTCGCCGGTCATGGCGCTGTACGCGTGCACCGTGAGATTCCTCATGGCATCCTCACTTCCAGCAGGGCCGCACCAGCATCGAGAGCTGGCCGGCGTCGATGGACACGGGTATCGAGCTTCTGCCCGGCGGTATCGCGAACGCGTCATCCACCGACACGATGCCATGGCTGGGCTGCATGCTCTCGAAATCCAGCGTCAATGGCGTGGACGAGCCGCTCCATACGACCGTCTGGTCACCCAGCGAGCACGTCAGCCGGGAGACACCGGACGCGCGCACGATCGGCCAGGATTCCATGTTCCCGGTTTGCTCAACCTGCACCAGACCGTTCGACGCCGGATAGGATACCCAGTCGCCGTATCGGAATGGGTCGGGGCAGTAGATGATCAATGTGAATGTGAATGCGGCCATGCTCAGCAGGAATGTCGTGGACGGATCATCCGCGATGAATCCAGTGAGGCTTCTCATGCCGGATGCATCGATCACGTCGAGAGTGACCTGCCTGTAGGCGAGGTCGCTAATCCTGTCGACAAGTCGGGCCGCCGACACTGTGCTTGGCGCGGCGGCCACACAGTCGAGGGTGATGGTTCTGGATTCGCCTGTGAGTCTGCTCGGCCAGTAGGAACCATGCTGCTGCGGTTTCGCCGTGCCCGTTTCGCGTGGTTTTGTAGCGCCGATGAGTCCTTGGACGCCTTTTTCCTTTATCCAAGCGTCGCCGGACCTGTCGATCCGGTTGTCCAGCAGCCGAATCACATCATCATCCGTCCGCACATTGATGCGCATCCGTCACCCCCATCTATCCACCGCCGCCTTGGTCCTGGAACCGAACATCGCATACAGCACTTCCGGATCGGTACCTCGGGCGTCGATGGACACATTCACGTCAGTGTTCTTCGCTCCGGTTGCATACCCGGTCGGGGACGCGACATAGGAACCCGGGTTGCCGAACTGTGGCATGCCGAACGACTGCCCGTCAAGCGAAAGCCCTCCGGCTATCTGATTGAGACTCCTGGTCACGTAATCGGAACTGTCGTCGATGCCCAGGGCCATGCCGCGCCCGATCATGATGCCGACCTGTTCGCGGAACACCCTCGACGGAGAATGGATGCCGAGCACGCCCTTCGCCCAGGACAGCGCGTTGCTGCCCATGCTCGTGATCGTGTCCTTCAGCCAGCCGAACGCGCCTTTGATGCCACCGATAAGACCACTGACGATGTTCCTGCCGACATCGGTGAGCCATGTGGCGGCACCGCTCAACGCACTCATGACGGTGCCGTAGATGCTTCCCACGACGCCCCTGATGGCATTGACGGCCGCGGATGCAGCCCCGACCATGCGGTTCCATACGCCTGAGAAGAAACCGCTGATTGAGGACCATACCGAGTTCCACGTTCCCGCGATCGCTTGGGCAGCTCCGGCGATCGCCCCGGACAGCGCGCCGAGAATCGGGACGACGAACGCGACCATCCCGTTCCATACCCCGGCGAAGAAGCCGCTGATCGACTGCCAAACGCCGTTCCAGGTGGTCTGGATGGTGGTGATGGCGGTCGATATCGCTGTCGAGAGCGTGGTGATGATGGGCGCGACGAACGCGACGAGATTGTTCCACACTCCGATGAAGAAGTCGGACACCGCCTGCCATACGCCGTTCCAGGTGGTCTGGATGGTGGTCAGCACGGTCTGGATGACGAGCCACAGATTCGTGAGAATCGGTGTGAAGAACGAAACTATGCCGTTCCACGTGTCCTGGAAGAACCCGCTGATCGCCGTCCATGCACCCTGCCAGTCGCCCTGCAGGAGATCGACGATGGCTACCACGATCGTGCGAATGAGGTTCACCCCGGTGCTCACGATGCCACTCAACACGGTCCACACGGTCTGTACATATGCGATGATGCCGCCGAGCAGCGTGTGCACGACGCCCGTGGAGTTCGCGGCCCAGCCGGTCAGCAGGTTCAGGATCGTCGAGAACACTCCGTTGATGCCGGAGAGCAGCTGCTGCCCGATCCACACAGGTACGGCACCGATGACGGTGACGATGTTCGCCATCACCCCCCCCGATCGTGGATGCCGCGTTCGCGAATACCGATACGACGGCGCTCCACGCGGTCGACGCCCCGCTCGCGATGCCGGACCACAGTCCAGCGAAGAACGACGTCAGACCGCTCCACGCGTCGGACGCGGCGGACATCGTAGCGTCCCATGCCCCGGTGAGGACGTCGGTGAAGCCCGACCATGCAGATTGCGCCCCCGACGTGATCCCCGACCACAGCCCGGTGAAGAACGAACTGAGACCATTCCAGATCGAGACAGCCGTCGACGACACCGCTTGCCATGCCGAAACAAGGAACGAGGTGAACGATGACCATGCCTTCCTGCCGACCTCGGTCTGCGTGAAGAACCAGACAAGCGCACCAACCACTGCTGTGATGGCGACAATGATTGCGCCTATAGGATTAGCGGCGATGACTGCTCCCAAAGCCCGCCAAACAGTGGAGGACATGGTGGTTACGGCGTTCCACGCGAGCTGTGCGTTCTTGACCAGACCCATCCCGCCCGCGACGCTTTTCAGAGCCGCACCGAACCCGCCGAGCTCGGGCATGAGCGTTATGAATTTGATGACGCCATTAGCGGCACCGGTGATGCCGGACAATGCGCCGGGGATAGCCGCCAGCCCGGAACTCACGGCACCAAGACCTTTGGACGCGAGAACCACGCCTCCGATACCTGCAGCCAGCGGCCCAAGCCAATCAGCATTATTCCCGATAAAGGAAACCGCAGCCGATACTGCGTCAACAACATCTGAAAGCAGGTTGATGACCGTGGGCAAATGCATGACGGCGGACGCTCCAACAAGCCCGAAGACAGATATAAGAGGTGACAGCTGCGACGCGAGATCGCCGATGTTGTCGAAAAGACCGCTGATGGAATCAAGCAGATTGGATACTGCGTCACGCACGTTCAGCAGGAAATCGACCACCGGACTGTCTTCTTCCACATTGAATGCTTTGTGGAATGCGGTGGTGAAATCCCCCTTGCTGAGCAGATCGACAGCGCCTTGAACCGCCTGCGACAGCCATGAGAAGAAAACGCTGACGTTTGGTATGGCACTTTCCAAACCTGATTGGAGCGCGGCACCGACCTTCTGCATGATCGGCGTGGCGGTGGCGGTGAAATTGTCGATGAGGGGGATTGCCTGGTTGAACAGACCACGCAACCCGTCGAGTATGGGGGTGGCCACCTGTTCGCCGAGCCTGGAGAGAGCGGCCTTCACGTTCGACAGCGCGCCGGTGAACGTGGTGCCGGCAGACAGCGCCGCTCCGCCGAGTCCCTGCTGCATCGCGTCGGAGAAGGTCTGGAAGTCGATCTTTCCCTTGCTCACCATGTCGCTGACCTGGGCGGTGGTGAGGTTGAGATGCTTCGCGAGCAGTTGGAGGACGGGCACGCCGGAGCTCATGAGCTGGAGCATGTCGTCGCCCTGAAGCTTGCCGCGCGCCGCCACGGAACCGAATATGGTGCCGATGTCGGTGATGGAGCGTCCGGATATCTGCGCGGTGTCCGCCACGGTCTTCAGGACGTTGGTCAGCTGACCGCCCTGCTTGACGCCGGACGCCGACAGGCTGGCGGCCACGGTCGCCGCGTCACCCAGGCCGAACGCCGTGCCTTTCACCGAGGCGAGCGCGTCGTTCATGATTTCGGTTACGGACGCTGAGTCGTGGCCGAGGCCTTTGAGTTTTGCCTTCGCGTTTTCGATGTTGAGGGCGCGGTCGAATCCGCCTTTGGCGGCGAGCGCGGTGATTCCTCCGACGAATCCGGTGATGGTGCCGAGTCCGATTTTGCCGATTTTGCCGAGTGCGCCGCCGATGCGGCTGGTGAGGCTGGTGGATCCTTTGGCTCCGGCTTTGTCGATGGAGGGGGTGATGTCGCCTTCGAGGGTTTTGCCGAAGTCCTTGCCGGAGGGTTTGACCTGGACGTATACGGTGCCGATGTCCTGTGCCATGGGATTCCTTGCTGTGCTTGGGATCCCATGGCGGTGGGGTCATTCGGTGATGTGGAACACTTCGTTGAGGTGATGGCGGCGTTCCATGCGCGCCTTATGTTCGCGGTCGGTTTCCTGTTTGGTCTGGTGGAACTGGTCGGTGCGATGGTCTGTCCATGGTCGCCATCCTTTGCGTTTGAGTCGGCCTTCGAGTTCGAACTGGTCCCAGAGGCTTATTTCGGCTGCGGTGGGCGTGTACGACCAGTTGGCGAGCGCCGAGTAGCTGGCGCTGGTGTGTTCCCTGAGGATTTCCCTGGTGCGTTGCCATGCTTTGCCGTATGCCATGCTGGATTTGGGTTTGTGGTTTCTTGGTGCGTCTAGCCATTGGTCGAGGTGGATCGGCCGGTAGGTTCGCTGGTAGTTTTTCAGCCAGTCGTGGTCTAGCGCGCCTTGATGGTTCTGGAGGAGGATGAGGAGGTGAACGCTTTTGGGTCGAGCCCCGACTCCACGGCCCATGTTTTGACGATGCCGGCGAGCCAGCCTAGCGGGTTTCCTGATTTGCGTAGCTTGTTCCATAGGTTGGGTTGCATCTGTTCGAAGTAGGCGAGACACACGGCCATGGCGTGGTAGTTCTCCTCTTCGCTGAGCACGATCTTGCTTTTGACGATGAGGATCACGTTGATGAGCTCGATGGGCAGGTCGGCGCTGTTCAGGTTCGGCAGGTCGAATTTCATGTCCAACGCTTCCAGATGCACGTCTGGGTATTCCCGGGCGTCCGCGTCGATTTCCGGTTCGACTACCGCATAGTTGTCGTCGTTCATATGGTTTCCTTAACTGGTGGTGGGGCGGTCCATGTAATGGTGTGGTTCCCGGCGTCGCCGGACCGCCATCCTGCGGCGTCGGGAAGAGTGAATCAGTCTCCGGTGGTGGCCGTGGCCGCCTTCTCCGCGGCGAGCAGGCCGAACACGTGGAACTGGTATCCGTCCGTTGCTTTGAAGAATTTCATCGTCAGGTTGAACTTGATGGTGTCGGAGCTCTTGAAGGTCATGTCGTCACGGTCGGACACCTTCGCTTTCGCGGCACCCAAAACAATGGGGTTGCCATGCTGGTCGAGACCAGCCAACACCACGCCGTATTCCAGTGGCGTGGTGGCGTCCTTCACATGGAACGCGCCTGCTTCGTCTGCCTCCACGCCGAAATAGGCTTCGGCGATGGTTTTGCGGCATTCGATGCCGGCGAACTGGACCGTCCAGTATCCCGGCTCCGTTTCAGATACGACGATGTCGCCGTTGTGCCCCTTGATCTCGGTCGTGTCACCGGGCTCGGGGTGCAAGGTGGAGCCGTCCTCGGAGTTGTAGCCGACCGGCCCTTTGCTCGTCGGGGGTGTCCACTGTTCCGACGTGGGGAACGTGTACGTCTCTCCTTTTTTGAACAGGAAGAGCGCGTAGTCCTTGATGAGCGCCGCGAGATCCGCGTTGTTGCCGCTCGTGATGTAGTTGTTGTCTGCCATTGCCATATGCCTTTCATTGGTTGTTGTTCGGCATGTGGCGGCATGCGTTTCGTTCAGTCGGTACGCACCGTCAACAGGACGATCGCGTACATGTAGGTGGCACCAGCGTCCTCCGCGATGCGTATAGGCCCGCTCGACAGTTCCGTCGAGACGATCGGGTCGATCGCGCCCTTCGCGGTGATCGCGGTGATGATGGAGTTGCAAAGCCGTTGCGCCGCGGGAATGTCCCCGGTCATGTCGCTTCGACGAACCCAGACGCTGACCCTGAGACGCACATACTGGGTAACCGGCGACTGCGGACCCTGCGGTTCGCCCACGACCACGCATTCCTTGAGAGGATTGCCAGAGTCACGCAGCGAGCCGAACGTCACATCCGGGAACTCGCTTCTGAGCACGCCAAGGATGACCGGTTCTACTCGCCTGGGGAAGACGGGAGGAAGAGACACGCTCATACGCGCACCATGCCCAGCATCTGCGTGAGCACACCATGCTCCGCCTCGACACGAGCCGGTGCCGTGGCGACCACGTTGCCGGTGTCACGGTCGTCGTTGCGATACACGGTGATGGCTCGATGCACCTCGGCCATACCCTCCATCTGCTCCTGCACGTCGTTCAGCATCGAGGAATTGTGCAGTATCTGCTCCTTGAACGCCTTGCGGTTGAGAATCACTTTGACGTTGCCCATCAGCCCTCCTTCAATTTCACGTTGACGACGTCGCCGATGTGGTTGCCACGTATGTCGAGCCACACGCCGACGACCCCATCGACGGGCACCTTCCTTCCGCGCACCCCGATCAGATCCGTGTCGAGGATCCCGGTCTGCTGCGCGGAACGGATGTAGATCGTATGGTCATAGGTCACGCCAAGCGACAGTTCGGAAGGGCTTTCCGCCGTGATGACCGGGGCGACGAGCCCATCGAACGATTTCCACAGGCTTACGTCGACCTGGATCCTGTTGCCGTCCTCATCGGTGGTTGATGAGCCGCGATATACATCAACTTGTTCCATCGGTATTCTCCGGGTTCGTCAGGTTGATGCGGAAGGCGGTCTGTGCGCCCACGCCGAGGTCCCTGAGCTCCTCGTTGGTGAAGTAGAGGTTGCCGTCCGGATTATTCCAGGTCAACGAGTCCGTGAACGGTCCGGTGACCGACGATGATTGGGAAACCCCTTCGGGGATGCCGGTCGACTGTTGTTGCATGGCGCGTTTGACCATGGCGCAGCAGATGCGTTTCAATGTCAGTGCATGGCTCGAGACCCATGTTGGGTCTCGGGCTTTCTTGACCCTCGAACGTATCTTGTCGCTAGCGTCCGCGAGCAGCGTCGTGGCGGTGCGAGTCTCGTCATCCGTGAGTTCGTGCCAGCGTTTCGCCAAATCGCCGGGTGCCGCGAACGGGACGTCCGTCGTGGTGGTTTCTCCGGTCATGACGAGCCTGCTAGCTTGATGCGATTATGCCGGCGTCGCGCAATGATTTGAGCAGCGCGTCGAACTCGGCCTTTGTCGGAGCGTCCCCTGCCGCGTCGGCCACCGCGGCACCTGATGCCGGCGTCGCGGTGAATGGGGTGCCGTCGGTGTTGTAGAGCGCCACCGGAGCATCAAGCGGGCCGGCCCTGTGGTTCTTCGCGCGCTTCTGAACGATGAGGTTCTGGATGGGGAACGTCATCACGCCTCCTTCAGCACGGCGAAGCCGCTCGGGTCGATGACCGCGTAGGCGAACATCGCTTCGGTGCGGTATGCGATCTGGTTGTGGGCCTTCAGATCGACGCCCGTCTGGTCGGGGTCTCCATAGGGGATAATCTCGCTGGTGATGTCCCGGACCATGCCCCACTGGATGAGGCTGAAATCGCCCATGAACGCGAGCGTCTTGGTCGAGGTCGTCGCGAGACGCCCGTTGACCGTGCCCGATGTGGCCGCCGTGAGGCCGTCAAGAGAGCCCGCTTGGAGATTAAGGGGGATTTCGGGGTAGAAGCGCATACCAGTGGCCGGCACGCGGAGCTTGCGCAGACGGGACGCCCACGTCTTCGAAAGCGCGATTCCGGAGATGTCGTAGGTGTCGTTGAGCGCGTCCGCGAGCGCGTCGACGTTGGAGATTTCATCGTCGGTGGCCGTGACCTGCACGGCTTTGGCGTTGAGTGCGTCGTACCCGTTGAGTGCCGCTCCGCTTTTGGGATTGATGGCGTGGTAGATGACGTAGTCGAGGGCGCGTCCGATCGCACCGGCCTGGTCGTTCTGGATCGCTTCGATGATCTGGAGGCGATTGTCTTCGTCGGCCCATTGCAGTTCGGACGTGACTCGCGTGGTGGTTTGCACTTTGAACCGTTTGGCGCTGACTGGTGTGGTGTCCTGCTCGTAGCTTGACTTGGTCTGGCCTTCGGTCGTGACGTCGGCTTCGCTCTTGCCGTTGAAGATGAGATAGTCCTTGTCGGTGAAGATCTGCGGGCTTGAGGGGGAGAGCGTCGCGATGGTGCTCGTGTCCTTGGCCTTCTTCACCACGAATGTCGCCACTTCGCCGGGGAGTGTGATTTTATCGGTGGTCATTGCCATGATGATGTCCTTTCGGTGCTATTCGTTGCCGAATAGTTTGTTGATCCAATCGCGTTTCCGTTGGTCGGATGGTTGCTTCGATGGTGTTTTGCCTTGTCCGGGGATTCCGGGGGCTTTGGGCTTGGGATGCATGTAGTCGTTGAGCTTGGAGGCGTTGTCTTTCATCGCTTCGATCGTGTCCCCGTGCAGCAGTTCGGTCGGGATCCCGGTGTCCTTGGACACCTGCGTTTTCCATTCGGATTGCTGTTGCGCCGTTTTGTACGCGGCGTTCTCTGTTTCCAGCTCCTTCATGCGTTTGGAGGTCTTCTCCTGATCGCTGAGATTGGCGTCCTTGAGCTGTTTCAGCTCATCGGCCGCGGACTTGTTGTCCTTCGCCCGTTTCTCCCAGTCACGCGAATGCTTGATGGCGTCCTCGTATTTCGTCTTCCAGTCCTGCGGATCCTCGGTGTCTCCGCTGGCGGGAGGGTCGGCTCCTTGCCCGCCTGAATCTCCAGGTGTGTTGATGAAGCGTATGTGTGTCGGCTGCCATCTCTGTCGCATGGGTATCTCCTTGGTTTGTTGGTGGGGCCCTTTTCGGGCATAAAAAAACCACCCGTTCGGGTGGTTAAGAGTTGTATCCGGTGACGCTGTTAGTGGGCGTAGACTCCCATGAGATCGTCCTTGTCGTCCGGCTCGGAGATATTAATGGTGGCCACGACCAGTTCTTCAGGTAACTTCACGCCATATTTCGGTGCGTCGACCACCAGAGGGATGAGCGCCTCGTATGGTTCGCCGGCGTCGATGTCTTCCTGGAGGCTAACCCGTAGTTTTTGAGTGAGGTGGGGTGCCATGATCGCGAGTGCTTGGAGAGCCAGCTGTTTTTCTTCTTCCTGGGCCATGATCACCTTCTTCCTCAATGGGATAAGCATATCGCACACGATACCCGTGTTTGGTGATGGATAGCTTGACTCTGATATGCACATTCTCGATGGTTTTATCGCGGTTTTGTCGATTGCCGAAGTCAGTTGGTTCCGCGTCGGGGTTTGCGACGGTCTCCTTGATGGCCCATTTGATCTTCTGTTCGCTCCAAGTGTTGGGGAAGTGTGTTTTTCCGGGGTTCTTTGCCCATGATGCGTGCCCGCCTTTCCCGTTTTCTTCACCGATGAGGATGTGCGACCAGACTTTGCCGCTGATCTGGGTTACGTCATCCGGCCAGGGTTTGGTGGTCTCAAGGACGCCATCGCGTAGGTCGTCCGGATACAGTCGTCTCATCGCCTGTGCGATGTCGCCTGCCGATGAGGTCGCGGCGGAATCCTTTGCCGCGTCATACATCGATTTCCAAATGCTTTGGCTGGCTGTCAGTACCTTGTTCGCGCCCCAGCTCGGGACTATGGTGCAGTGGCAGTGCCCGTCGTGGAACGAACCGCCGAAATCGGCTGTTTCCTGACTGGTATAGGCGAATCCACGGCCCGCCAGCATCACGCAGAACGCGCACGGGTTTCTCCCGCTTGCGACTCTGGCCCATCTCGGTTTTGTGGGGTCGATGCGGATGTTTCTCTGCATCGTTAGACGAGTCGATGATGCGATCATGTCCGAAATGAACTGCTGTGAATCATCGAGGTTCGAAAACGACGGCCAAAGATCCTCGACGGTTTTCCCCGCCTTGCTTCTGCCGGCCTTGACCTGCTGGTAGGTCAGACCGTTGAAATCGGTGTCTGAAAAACCGCCTTGAACCTGCCACAGGGTTCGATCGGTATCCACCAGCGCGGCATGATCGAAATCCGGAAGAGGAGTGGAGGAGTACTCTGACCATAAAGCGCGTAGATCATCGTAGTAGTCGTTCGCCAACTGGCTCGCGTCGGACGCATATTCACGGACGAGTTCCTGTGCATCCAATGGGCTGCGAGAGAGCACCGTCTCCATCTCGTCGGTCGCGGCGTCAATGAGATTGTCGATATTGGTCTGATAATCCCTATGCGCCTTGTCCAGTAGCCGCTGCAGCTCCCTGCGTTTGTCCGGAGTCAGATGCAGGTCGTTCAGATCCATCGTCAGTCCCCTCCGTCGGTCTCAAACTGACTGGCGTCATCCCTGTGAACTTGATGCCCTGCAGTCCCAGCTTTGCCGCTGCCGCGTCGGGGGCTACGCCTGCCCTGATCGCAATTCCCAAAGCGGTGAATTTCGATTGCAGATCGTCGGCATCCGAACCGTTCTCAGTGCTAGGTTGGTTCGCGTTCTGCGTTTTGAGTTGTTCGATGCGACCCTGCGAGCGCTGTTGCCGTTGCGCTTTTCGCAGGGCTTTGATTTCGTCGAAGTTCAGCCCTGCTTTCATGAGGCCCACGTCGCTGTCCGCGAAGGATGCGTTGACGCTGGCTATCTTGGTGTAGTAGTCGGCCTTGGATGCGTCCGATGATTCTTTCGTCGGCGTCCAGATGGGGCGGACGTTGAGCAGATCGTCGGGAGCCGTTCTGAGTCCTTCCTGCATTTGTATGGCCATGGTCAGAGCGTTTATAAGCTGTCGTCCGAAGAACCTGTTCTGTCTGTTCGCGGTGCGTGTCAGACTGTTCTCCGCCGCGGCCAGGGCTTCAGCGCTGGTCGGGTTCGTGACCCTGATCCCGAGGTTCTCGGCGGGGATGTCGGTCTGCGAGCTGACGAGCATTGCGATGGTTTCGAGCATGTCGCCATGTGGGGTCATGCTCGCCTGGCTGATCTGCTTGAGGTCGGGCGCGGTTCCGTCTTGGTCTCTCCCGATTGCGTTGATGGCGCTGACCAGTGAGCTCCATGTGTCCTCGCTGAACGCGTCCGGGTCGGCACCAAGGAACCATAGTTTCGGAACGCTGTAGAATTCGGCGGATGCCTCCATGCGGATGATGGTTCGAAATGCCGTGTCGGTGAGGTTGATGAGCGTGCGGTTGATTCTCGAGCGCCCGAACGGCCGGTCCATCTGCTTGTCATACACGAGTGGGACCACGCTTGGCCGATCCAGATTCGTATCGAATCTTTCCGCGTACCAGACACCCCAATTTTTCGTGCAGTGGTACGTTTTGCCGGGGAGCCATGCGTTGAATTCCGTTATGCGCCCTTCGGCGTCGTCGTCGATGATGGTCAGAGCGCCGGAGATGCGGCGGTGCCTGCGGTCCCATTTCGCCGATGACCAGTCTGCGGAGCACGGCATGAAGATCATGCGTGGAGAGTCCTCGGGACTGTCCGGGTCTCTGGCGACGGTGATGAAGCTGCATGAGTGCTTGTACGCGCTGATGATCGCCTCCGACACGTCCACGTCGAGCTCGTTGTCGGCCATCATCCGTGCGATGCCGTGGTTGTCATTGCCGTCGGGTACCGCGAAGCCCTCGAAGGTGCTCTTGTCCGCAAGCGAGCGCACCGCTTTCTCGGGCCATCCGATTACCGCGCCGACCTTGTTTTTGATACTGTTCGGGATGCTGATGCCGAAATCCTTGAGATTCTCACGCGCGTCGTAGTATCTGCTGCGAATGAGGTTCCGTGGGTATTTTTCCCTCCAGATGGAGAGCAGATCGTTGATTGTCGTTAGATCGTCGGCGTCGATTCCATCGCCACGCATTCTGGTGACGTTCTCCGTTGCCGTCGAGAGGAAGCGGTTCCCCTCGTGGCTTCCGTTGATCTGTATGCTTCCGCCTTGGGGAAGGAACAGTTCATTCATCAGATCATCACCTTCTGCCGTCGGTTCGGGTCGCGTTTGGTTATGAATGTGCCGTACAGCGCGAGCGTGCAGGCGACGAGCGGGCTGATGTCGATGTCGGTGCCGAGCTTGTTCCAGCCGATGGCTCCCGAGGTGCCGATGTTCCTGGTCGTCGCGTTGGCCACGGCCACGTCCAGCGCCGGCTGCATGTCCTTGGGCAGGTGCGTGAGCAGTCCGTCACGGAGCATGTCCTGGAACCGTCCGCACGCGCGTCCCATGTCGGCGGCGTTGGTAGTGATGACCTTGACGTGGCGTTTCTTCAGGTCGGGCAGCAGAGCCATGGCGGGGGATTGCCCATCGATGACCACGGCGGCGGTCCTGTCCCATCGTTCCGCGATCCAGTCAACCGCCCACGCGGAGCCTTTCGACTGGGTTGATTCGAAGCTTCTCAGTTCGATGTGCGCGGTGCCGTCAGCATGTTTGATGCATCCGCCGATGGCGAGCGAACTTCGGTCGGGAGGCATGTCGATCGCGTAGCCGATCAGGCCGTTCTTGTCGGGAGCATTCAACGAGGCGTGAGACCATTTCGCTATGTCTATCGCGGAGACGGTTGCGGTGTTGTCCCATATCCCCAGTCCTTCTCGTCGGAACGAGTCAGCGCCGAGTTGTTTGAGCAGTCGGAGTATGGATGTGGACGGTGTCCTGTGCGGGTAGCTCGGGTTGGCCTTCCTCCATTGTTCGCGGTCGGCTATCTGCGCGTCTCGGTCGGCGGAGAATTCCACGTAGATCTTGTCGTCATCCGTGCCGTTCAACGCCTCATCTCTGCGCAGCGAGAATACCTCCGATGGATCTGATGGCTTCGGTGGAGTTCCCAGCATGATCACCAGACCGTTGGGAGCGGTGTTCATGGCCGGCACCATATCGTCGAGCGCGTTTTCCGTGAGGATCTGCGCCTCATCGAAGATTTCGATGTCAACATCGTCGAAGCCTCGTCCGAAGCCCCGCTCACGGGCACCGAACATGATGCGCGAACCGTTCGAGAACACGATCTCCTGCTGGCCGTTCGCGCTCCTCACGTCGGCGATGTACCTTCTGATTCCTTTCCGGTTGGTCATGCCCTTCATGAACATGAACGTCTCGTCGGACGTGCGGCTGCGATGCGCTGTCCACAGCGTTTTGAGACCAGGCGTCAGGATGCTGAGCATGAATATCATCGTCCCGATGAGGAACGTCTTGCCGGCCTGCCGGCAGATGCTGATGAGGATCCCGCCAACCGTGGCCGCATAGGACCCGTCACGGCGTTTGCCCAGCATGACCATGCCAAGGCCGTCCTGCCAGCGGTCATATTCGATGCCGCATAGCTGTTTGGCCAAGACTCGAACCCTGGGCCAATCCGATGAGACGATGCCGGAAGGTACCACGAGTCGACGGGCCGCCTCAGATAGCTTCGGAGTCGAAGGCGTCATCAACAACCTCCGTCATGGTCATAGGAACCTGTGGTTCATCGCCGCCGGTCAGTGATTCCAGCTCTTTCGTCACCGTGAGCAGCTGTTTCGACAATGCCGAAAGGCTCGTCGACGGGGTGCGGGGGTCGAACATCGCGGTCTGCAGACGATTCTGGGTGCGTTTGAGCAGCACGTCGTACGGCTCGGCTTCCGTCGGTGTTTCGGGCTGTGTCTGTACGGCCGTCGCTGACACTGCAATCTGCCTGCTTCGTCTTTTCTGCCCAGCCTTCGTCGGAGGACGCTTAGGTTCAGAAGTGTCGTTCGACTTCTGCTCGCGACGCCAGGCGCGCAGCCGACATTTCGAAGAGCAGAACTTCTGTGGCTTACCATGCCGCGCGGAGTCGGGAATTTCCGCACCGCATTCCGCGCATCGCATGGCCGGTCACCTCCGAAACGTTTCAAGCGGACATCTATCACGCGAACGCCAGCAATCACAAGGGTTTAATGATATTGGAAACGTTTCACGGATAGTAGGAAGAACCACATGAAACGTTTCCACCACGCGGGGAGAGAACAGCACTGCACCCGAGGAGGCTGTGAAACGGCTGACGGGGGTATCCCGCCCAGGGTCACCAATCACCACTCGTCGCCAACGGCAACGAGGTCGACCTGATGTCGTCCGCGTGACCCTGGGTGATGAGCAGGCGAATGTGCTTCCGGGCCCACTCGACGGTATGGTTGGAACGGATGCGGTTGCACCAGCGATGGGCAAGGAAGCAGTTGCCGAAGTCATACGGCGAACCACCACGACTGACCGGGATCTGCTCATCGACCTCGGGACTGCCGGGAAGACCGGCGGGCAACGTCTTATCGACGGGCCTGCCACACAGCCAGCACACATCGTAGGCGGCACGCACGCGAGCCACCACCTTGTCCCTGCGCCAACCGTTGGCGCGACGGTTGTTCTTTCTCAATCAACTCATTCTCTCATGCATGATGCTTTATGCTGATATCCATGAATAGTTGGAAGCCTTTAATAACTCATGTTGATAACACTCTCGTTGATGATGTCCCAGAATATCTTTTAGAAAGCCTTATTGAATGGGCACAGGACTCCGAACAATTGCTCAATGCTGGCTATAATGACCTTGGTCGGATAGAGGATGATCGGCCAAGATTCATTCAAAGGTTTGACAGGAAACGCAGAGCAAAGTCCGGGCTAAGCCAATATGACACAGATAGATGTTTCAGGCTTGAATATCAGCGGAATGCAGATCTGATATTTGATTATCTCGACTACTTAGTTTTCAACGTTGCTCAATTGCCTTCATCGGAAGATGATGATGCAGATGTCCATTACGATTATCCAGGTTCTTTGTCAATAAGTGCAGATTACGGGCAAAGTGAGATTACCGAAGATGATATTCAGGAACAACTGGATGATCTTGACGATATTCTGGAAGAGGGTGGATCTAAATGGCGGGTAGGCAGGCGTGGGAAACTTCCAGGTTTGCTAGAACGAATTACTCCTGCAATGGATAAAGCTGCCGACAAAGCAATGACAGATTGCGATAACGCAGGTGAGCTCCTTGCATCGGCTTGGCAGCAGCTCTTTGGGTGCAATCCAAATCCTTCGGAAGCATACTCAAATACTGTAAAGGCAATTGAAGCAGCAACGAAGGATTCCCTTGGACCTAACGACAAAGTGTATACCCTTGGCAAAGGTTTGAACACTATGCGTAACCAACATTGGAAATACATGATAGAGGTCGATAATTCCAGTAGTGAAGCGCGGCGTAATGTAGATGGTGGAGTCATTCAGCTGATGATGCGAAGTATTTGGGAAGCGCAACGTAACCGTCACGGTGATGAAAACGGAGTACCTGACATTTCGCCTGAGGAGGCACGTGCCGCAATATTCCTTGCTGTTCCAATAATTCAGGCATTTCACGATGGTTTCATAGTTGGGCCAAACCAGTAGACAAGAAGGGTTTTACTTCGTGGAAATACCTTAAGCAGAAAGGCCTGATATGAAATTATCGAGCTTCGAAGTATAGGAATGTTTGGTCTTCCATCTACGAAAAACGTCAACACTACTAACCTGCACGTCCACAGCTGGTTTGTCAAGTCCCGTCCACAGTCATCTGATAAACGCGTGCCACACGTCCCAGAGCAAGTACACGGGGCTGCCATCCTGGTCTACGGTTACGGGTGTGATGATGCCTCGTCGTTTCCACTCGCTGACCGTTTTGCGGCGAATGGTCACGCCGCAGGGTTTGAGGAACCGGCACAGTTCGGCTGCGGTGCCTTGTGCGCCGCATGAGGCGAGTCTTAGCATTCTGAGCTGTTGGACCTCACGGACTTTCAATGTGGTGCCGCATTCGCATACCGTCCATCCGCTCTCGATATCCGCGTCATCACACCACACATCGGCACCGCATTCGGGGCATGAGCCGATCAGAGTCTTCTCGGGTGGGGGAGTGAACTGTCTGACCATCTTGTGTACCGCCTGATGGGCCAGATCCATAATCTGCGCGATATCGGGTCGTGAGACGAGTTCGGGTACATGCCGCAGGATCCCCTTGAACATCGTTTCCTCTTCGAAGCGTCTGTACGGCAGGTGAAGGGCGGTCATGAGTGATACGGCGTATTTCCTGATGTCGTCCAGCAGCTGCCATGCGCCGACATTCAACGGTATCGGCGCGATGGTCTTCGTCCCGCCGCCGAATTGCTTCGCCATCACGCGTGCCTTCTTCGCCGCGATCGACCGCAGGCTAGGCAGACCGTTCGCCAGGGAACGCAGGTCGCTTCTGAACTGCCTCACGCAGGTATTGCAGACGGGCTGGTTGGTGGGCTTATGGCAGTGCCGGCAGACGTTCATCTTGGTCCTTAGAAGAAAGCGATAAGGGTGAGTTTGACGATTCCGATGATGATGAGAGCGGTGAAGGCGACACAGATCGTGGTTATGAGCACGTCAGTGGCGATCCTCACCGGTTTCGACTGCTCCGGTTTCGGCTTGTCACCGTTCCAGTTGATGCTTGGATCATTCATGGTTCGCCTCCCGTGCGCTACGGCGAGCGCTGGTTTGGTTGGTGTTGGTTGTGGTGGTGAGCGCTTTGGCATATGCGGTGGTCATGTTGTTGATGGTTTTTTGGATGTTGCCGGCGAACGTGCCGAGTGCGTCGAGGCAGTGGGTGTCGAATGTTGGCGTGGCGGCTATGTGCTGGTAGTGGTGGTCTCGCCATTGGTGTGTGGGTGGCTTGCTGATATGGTTGTCCATTTCAGTGTCTTTCTATGCTGATGAGCAGGATGATCAGTCCGATGATGAGGACGGTGAACCATGGAACCCAGTTCATCGGCTGGTCACCTGGTCTTCGTGGTGGAGATTGGATTGGACCATTTGCCATAGCATTTCGGATGCGCCGCGGCGTCGATAGGATTGCGAGCCATACCGGTGACGTCCGTGCGGTTCGTCGCCCCGCGTGAGCAGCGCCGTCCCGGAACGGTTGGGAACGAGTATGGCGTCGATGCCGTTGGGCGTGAGCATCTTGAGCCGCAGCTCCTCCGCGAACTCCACGGTCGTGACCAGGAAGTTGCGGTCGCCGTAGAACGTGAGTCCGTGACCGCTTTGGAAGTCCGAGAGACAGCTTTTGACCTCATAGCATTCGAACGTTCCCAGCTCCACCGACGCCGCCTCGACCCGATAATTCGGCGTGAACGGTTTGAACGCCACATAGTCGATGCGTCTCTCGGCCTCCGTGCCCTTGTCGAAGCTCACCTCGGCAGACCAATACATGTGCCGCGAGCGCAGGCGCTTCTCCACAAGACTGCTGAGCATGGCGGTAACGTCGCTGCGCTTCATGCCATCACCGCACTTCGAACGGTGGCGAGGACAGAACGGGCGTTCATCATCCGTGTACGACATTCGTTGCTGGATATCGTGGCATCGAAGTCGTATTCGGCCTGTTCGAGCGTTGAGACATAGGGGTTTTCGACGAAATACTGCTGGATTGCGGCCGCACGCACTTCCGCTTCCGTTGATTCTGCGGTACGACCGGCGATATACCCCTCGCGACGGAAGTTGATTTGGCGAGGGTCATTCGGCATGATTTCGGCGTTGCCGTCACGGCGCTCAATGTGTACACGCCCGAAATACCGGTGGCGGGCGTATTCGGTAGCTTCATCTGTCGCAATGCTCATGATTCCTCCGTTTCGTATGGTGTCCAATTGCCAATGTCATCGATCAGCACCCAGCCATGCAGGGCCGTCAGCATGGGAACATCAGTCGGCAGCACGTCGGCGGTACCCCTCACCAGCCAGCCCTTTTCATAGGATTCGGCGGGATGTTCGTGAATGTACCCATGGCATCCCGTGGAACCGGACCCGCACACGTCGATCACGTTGCCCGGCAAATGCAGACCAGGGAACGGATGCGAGCGCATCCTGCGATGATGACGGCTGAACGTCAACACGCTGTACAGGCTTCTGCCGCAGCGCACGCAGCAGCACTCGTCACGTGCGTCCACCAGATCGCAGGTCTTCCTTGTGGGCTGGCTCATCGCTTGCCCCCGATGGTGATGCCGGCGAACAGCTGCTCGTTCAGGTGCATCGCATGATCCGGCGTCATGTACAGGATGACGGCCAGCCCGTCCAAATCCTTGAGCACCGTATGCGCGGTCATGCCGAGCGTGCCCCGCAACGTCGCGCCATGCCTGGTCGTCGCGGCGAACGTGCGTCCGTCGAGATGCTCCGGGCTCATGTGACGCCAGTCAGTCGTGGTCATCACGCGGCCTCCCACTCGTCTGAAGCGGCCAGACCGAGATCGGCGAGCGCCTGCGTCTCGGTTTGGCCGTCGTTGAGTCTGCGGGCGAGGTGGCAGGCGAGTTCGTCGGGTTGGGCTTCGTCGGCGTCGCGGCGCAGGAGCTTGTTGACGTGGTCGCATTGCCAGGTGTGCGTGTGCGGGTTGCATGGCTGTGCGATGGTGAGGCTGGTGGGTTGCATGGGTTTCTCGTTGTGCAGCCAGAGCAGGAATCTGGAATCCCAGTTGCGGCAGCGGCGGTCGTCCGCGAGCGCCCAGAGTCGGAACTTCTCCACGGCTGCCTTGAGGTCGATGCCGTGTTCGGCGGCGAATATCCTGGCGGGCACGTTCGGCTTCCAGTCTTCGGGGAGCTCGCGTCTCGGCAACTTCGAATCCTGGGTGGTGGTCCCCGTGGGGGCTACAGGGGTGTTTATGGTTTTATCTAATGGTTTGGGTGAACGGTGGTTCACCCCGTGGATACCTCCCCGTTCACCCCGTGACGTTTCACGACCTGCACGCTCGTTCACCCCGCTGGTCGAACGACCTGAACGGTGGTTCACCCCGTCACTGGATTCCGGGCTGTCATCACGGGGTGAACGCTCGTTCACCCCGTCCAATTCCACGTCGATCGCACGCTCCTGAGCCACGCTCATGCCCGACTCCCCGGCAGGTCTCATGCACAGATCCCACACCGTGGTCCTCCTGTCAGCACGGATATGCGACAGGATCCGCTGATCGCCCCTGCGGATCACGCCAGACGCGTGCAGATCACTCAAATGCTTACGCACGCACCTGTCACTCACTCGCGCCAGCAATGCCACCGTGTGCACGCTCGGATACGCTCCCGTGCCATCCGGCTTCGCATAATCCGCGAGGATCAGCAGAATCAGCCTGGACGTGACGTCACCGCCAACCGGTGCTTCGCGCAGCGCCCAGCTCGTAGCCTGAACACTCATGGTCTCCTCCTAGAATTCCGGTTCGAAAGCCTGTTCGGCTTCGGCCTGGCTGAATGGGTCCGTGGGCACGCCGGGAATAGGCTCCTGGCGTGTCTTGAAGCCCTGGGATTGGGTTTGCCGGGTCACGGTCGTGGTGGCGTGTCGCAGTGAGGGGCCGATGTCGTCGACGGTGAGTTCCGTGATGCTTCTCGTCTGCCCGTCCTGCGTCTGGTACGAGCGTTGGGAGAGCCTGCCGCGGGCTATGACGCGCACGCCCTTCGCCAGGCTCGCGCCGACATGGTCCGCGAGATCGCGCCACGCGGAGCAGCGCATGAACAGCGCCTGCCCGTCAATCCACTTCCCTGATTGCTTGTCATAGGCGCGGGGAGTGGAGGCGATTGTGAAGTTCGCTACAGTCGCGCCGCTGCCGATCGTGCGCGTCTCCGGATCCGCGGTCAGATTCCCCTCGATCGTAATCAAGGTCTCATCGCTCATCACATCCGTCCCTTCTCAGCAAGTCTCGATACCAGGCGGATGATCTCCCCGCCGTCAGCCGTGTGCACGGCATGGGTGATCAGGCCGATGGGGTAGTCGCTCAACGGCTCACCCTCCAACGCGTCCAGCACCGGACTGGCGCACTGTGCGCAGTAGTTGCCCACACGCTTCGTGAACCGCGCGCCGGACGTGTGCAGCTCGTTCAGACGATTCCACGCATGGGAGTCCATCACCGACAGTGCTGCGGCCTTCACCGCTTTGCGGCCATGGAGCTTGAACTCCTGACGGTCCGATTCACTGAACCTGCCAAGCGGACTGTGATCCGTGACCTTCGGGTCGATCCTCATGATCATGATTCCTCCCTTGTCTTCGCATGCGTCTCATTGGACGGTCCCGCATTCGGATGGAGCCTCGACCAGGCGTGGTCCATCAGCGTGTGGCAGGCGTCAAGCAGTCGCGGCGACTGGGCCACGTGCTCGTCAGCGAGTACGCCGGTCACCCAGCGGACGATCATCCTGTAGTCACCCGCGTCCATCGCGTGCCTCGCTCTTGCGCACCCACTGGCATCGGGCCGTCAGCACGCCGCCATCCCGGTTCAGGGTCACATCACCGGGCATGGGGACCAGCACGACGAGCGGCCACTCCCTGCGCGAATTGATCTCGCTGATCGTCGCCAAGAGTTCCTCGAACAGATCCGTGAACGACATACTCCGGCCCTCCGGGGTCAACGGCCACCGGAAATCGAATGATTCAAGCTTCCTCATGGTCAAGCTCCTTCGCCTCGCTCACACCCATCGCGGACAGCCCGTAGCGCGCACAACGGCCATTCGCCTCCGTGAGACCGTTCCGGTCCACGACCAGCACGAAACCCGCCCTGTACAACTCGTTCAGGCGCGTACGGATCGTGCTCTCGCCCAACGGACGGGCCGAGGGATGCTCGCGATGCTGGATGCGCTGCGCCATCCGGTGCACGCGCCACGCCTCGACCGGTGCCGCGTTGTGCCGGCGCAGCTCGCGCAACGCCAGCAACGTCAGCCGCTGCTTGCCCCGCACGTCCACTGACACGGCCGCCAGGACGCTCGTCACGGGGTTCGCGGACCGCACCGGCGCGAGCAGGTCATCGATCGTCGGCTGCATCACGCTCATGACTCCTCCTCGATACGTGACACCACCATGAGCGGCAACAGCACCACCACCAGGAACGCGACCACATGCACCAGGGGATGAATGCAGGCGTCCGGCACGGACATGCGCACGAACGCCAGCAGCCACATGGCGGCCAGCACCACAAGAACGATCCTGCGAATCACGTAACGCATCAGCGCGCCCCCTTTGGGATGTCACCCATGTACTGGCGAATCGACCTGACCGACACCAACGTCGTCTTCGAACCCGGCTCCTTACGAACGCGGATACGACCCTGGCGAATCAGGTTCCTAGTAAAGGCGTCGTCCTTCATGCCCAGCATCAGCGTGGCCTGATGCAACGGCACCGCCACCTGCATATTCGCATTGGACGCCTCCGACACAAGAGCACGGAACACGTCGACCAGCTCCGACAGCGTGGGCTGGTTGACGGTGGACGCCGGAGGCTCGTGGGCTATTGTTATCTCTGTCATGGGATGGTTCCTTTTTCATGACGCCGTCCGTCACCGCTGGTACCGGTGGCGGACACTCAAATGCTTTATAGGGGGATGGTTATGGACGGTGCCGTTATTGCTTCCTGGGTGGGAGCTGCCGCGTCTCTCACCGGTAGCGCTCTCACGGTGTGGTGGCCTTGGAGGAACAGGCCGCAGGCTAGCTGGTTCATTCAGAAATTCGACATGACGCCGGACCTGCTGGCAGCCCTGGGACTCACCGGATGGCAGACGCACGATGGTCTCTTCGATCCCGATATGGTCCTTGACATCCTCAATGACGGTGATGGACCCGCTTTCAACATCACATTGGATGGAACGGGAATCAAAACGAGGATTATCGAGTTCACGCCCATTGATGAGGATACGAAGGCTCTGGCAGAGTTGCCGAGCGTGCACGCTGTCGGACCCGGCGAGAAAATGCGTGTACTTGCCTGGCTGGATTCGGGGCGAGAGAACGTCAGTCTGAGGATTCATTGGATCCTCCAGCCGACGCGGATCCAGAAACGTGTATATCACGAAATCGCGGTGGAGGGGGGCATTGAGAATCAGCCTTGGGAGCCAATCCCCGAGTCCTCGCATGAAGGCCCGAACCTGATTTGGTATCGACTCGCTCATTCGAGGCCCCTGCAATGGTTATATGGGCGTCGCCGTATTCTGGTCCGCCGTGCCCATGCCAAGAAAAATCAGCAAAAACAACACTGAGGAGAAATCCTGAACTAAACCCGGATGCATACGTCGATATCAATGCTGGAACCCAGTCTTTCATGATCTCTGCTCCTTCGCGAATGCGGGATTATGCTGCCGCGGTAGATTGGACTTATGAACTGGACCGATATCTGCTCGATCGTTTTCGGCGGCGTAGGGCTCGTCGCATCCGTCATCGCCGTTTTCCAGACGTGCAAGGCGAACAAGCTCGCGAAGGACGCAAACGCCCTCGCCAAGGAAGCCAACGAACGAGCGGGAAATTCCAACGCACTGGCAGCCAAGGCAAACGAGATAAGCAACAACGCGAATGCGATCAGCCAACGGGCGCTCAGCGTCACTGCCGATCAAACGGAATATAACTGGGCGGCAGAGTTCGATTACGAAACTTCCAGCCTCACGATCTGGAATGACTGCGCCCTCTTTGCAGACGATGTTGCCATCGTTATCAGGAACGAAGACGAAACCGTAGTGGAATCCCGTGAACAGCGCATATCCGCTTTCAACAAGGTCATTCTCCAAAGCGATTTCTTCAGAGAGGAGATTCTCAAACAGGCGGTAGGGTATTCGAGAAGTGGAATCTACGGAGCCCCCTACTTCAGGGTTGAGATCAACGTCGTCTGGACGAGCGAACTCGGCATGCGAAGAACCAAAATAGTCAAGCAGGGCTTCGGCAAAACGAAGAGGAAGAAATCGCTCTGAGTTCATGACTCCCGCTCCTCTGCGAGCGCGATTATGGTGGAAAGCTTCTTTTTTACGACTTGTGAGATTCTCGTCAGTTCGTTGAAGTCGAATATGCCACCGTTGATTTTCCTGTTGAGGGTGTTGCGTGGGATCCCGGAGGAGATCGCCAATTGGTTCTGGCTTAGGCTTTCCTCCTTCAGGATTTGCTTTATTACCGATCCGAGCGCCACGGATGAGAGTTGATTATGTTCCATATAGGACAGATTACGCTCTGTTCTTATCAAGTCAAGCTCAGCGTGTCCCATATGGAGCGGTATAAACACTGTTTGGGGGTATTGTGTCCCATATGGCTACAGGAATGAAAATACCCACCGTTGAATCAAAGGCGTTATCGATAGCGATTAAACGTGCTATGGCAACGCGAGAGGTAAAGACCCCGGGTCTTGCGGAAGAATCAAATGTGCCTTATGGGACACTACGTAAGATTCTCGAACTGAACACGGTGGCCGATTATGAACAGCTTTGTAGAATCGCATCAGCATTGAGGATCAAGCTATCGGTAATCGTCGCAGATGCAGAAGCTCTTGCCACTGACCCCGAAGTGACCGCAGATTTTGAAGGTGAGTCTCAGCGTGAGGCATTCATCGATCGTGCCGTCATGGATCCGGAAAGCTTCGGCGTGGCCGCGTTGCACGATGAAAACAAATCTCGCGAAGGGCAGGGAGGTGAGGGGCGATGAGCGACGATATTGAGAAGCAGCCGAGTGCGGAGATCGTCCTCTACCAGTCCGGGGGCAGGAACGTTCCTGTCCAGGTCACCTACTGGAATGAATCATTCTGGCTATCCCAGAGCGGCATGGCCGATTTATTTGGGACGACCAAGCAGACCATCAGCTACCATTTGAGAAACGTCTTTGATTCCGGGGAATTGCAACGGGAT